GAACATACTAAAAAATCATAATTTGACATTAATATCACAATGTGATACAATGGTATTGAAAGGATGGTTAATGAGCGATTTTCAAAAATTCGTTGAGAGTGGCGAGTGGTACTTAGATACACAAGCACCAGATTATAAACAAAAACTACATGCTGATGTTCTTCAAAAGCAGACTCCGCAAGACCAAGCTGATGTAGAACAAGAAGAGGATTGGTTCGAGGAAGAGTAATGGCAGGTTATCAAAGCAAGTACAAAAACTATGTTGGCGGTAAATATGGTCAAGAAGGTTTACAGGAAATGGTCGATGTCCACTTCAGACAACTTGCTACGAAACTTGAATTACATGGTCTAACGCCAGAGTTCAAAAAAGAACTGGCGTACTTAACAAAAATATATAAACCATTTCTAAAGAAGGGAGAATAAATGAATAAAGAAAAAGCACTAGAACATTATGTAACAAATTTACATAAAGCATTGGGATTAGTTCACGTTACTGATGGCTTTTACTTAAAGACTTCATTGGTAAATCATAAACTTGATGTTATTGACAGAATATCAGAACTTATAGATTTAGTTGAAAAAGAAATAGAAGGAGAATAAATGGCTAGAAAAAAACCTAGAACATATAAAAAACAATACAAGCTAAAAGTAATTGAGCATCGTACAGTAATGGTAGAAGCTGATACTGAACAAGCTGCTATTGATTCAGTAGAAGGCAACAAAAATTATGTTGTTGGTACTGCTAGACAATTACGTGAAACTAACGAGCGTGGTCAGTCCAGAATAATTCCAAGTAAGGTAATTAAGAGAACTGCAAAAGTTATTGATGTGCAAGATTCTGCTGATGTGATTGAAGCAAGAGTTAAAAGACAAATTGCTTATGAAGCTGGTCAAGTTCTATGTACTACTTGCGGTAAGACAAGAGCTAAACATCACTTCTATGAAAGATACGAAGATTACTATTTAGGTAAAGAAGATGAACACGAATATACCACAGTAGAAGGTATGAAGCGTTGGTTTGAGATGAACAAAGAAATCAATAAAAAGTATGGACATAGTAACAAAACTGAATTTGATAAAGAAGATATTAAGCGTTTAAAGAAATTCGGTATAAGCGTTGCATAAACTGATACACTTGATAAACTATAAGTGTATGTTGAAAAAGGATGGTAAACAATGAACAAAGGAGATTGCGTTAAAGCTGGCTTCGATGCGTTCATGGATGTTCCAGTCAAAAACAAGTGGCAGTTCAGATACGTAATTGCGTTGCGTGAGATTATGCCAGAGTGGTATGGATTCCATGTCGTGTTGCTTAACAAGATGACTAATCAGATTATAGATGCTTCTATTTCTGCTAAAAATAAAAATGGCGGAAAGAATCTAATTATGAATTACGATGAGTGGGTCAAGCAAGATGGCGTTCTAGTCGATGGTAAATACACTTATGTTGAGTGGACATTTCAACAATTAATCAAAGAGTGGATAAAAGAAGGCGACTTCTTAGAAATCATGCCAATAGCTTATGAGCGTTGGGATTTGCAAGGTAAGGACAAACAAAAAGAGTGGAATAAATTATTTCCAGAGTTCAAGAACTATGCAGAATACATGAAGGATTACTTCATACCAACATTCAAACCAACTGAACACAAGATGATGGCACAGATGGATGCAGCAGTAAAAGGAAAGGCAAGCTTAGTATGACTAAATTATCAGAAGGACAATTAGATAGGAACGAAGGATTCGATGGTCTAATTAGAATCTTTAATTCATTAGAAATTAATCATACAGACTGGATTATAAAAGAAACTAAAAAAGAACGTGGCGGATTCGAGTTTACGCTGCCAAGTGCTGAAGGCGAGATATATCTTAATTGGTCAGATTTGTACCAAGTAGATGTAACTTTTGTAAAAACAAAAAAACAATTTAACGAAGTTTGTTTTGTTAATGATGTAGAAGAAATCATTAGAGTATTAGAAGAGCAACGACTTCGATTTGTTGGTGGTCTTAGAGATATGTTAAAAGAAGCGTTTAAAGCTGAAGAAGAATAATTATTTATTTAGTTGCATTAGTATCACAAACTGCTACACTTTAAGTATATGAAAAATAAGGATGGTAAAAAAATGATAAGTGCAGAACTTATTACAAAAGCAAAAAAAGCATTTTCACTTGAAGATGCAGAAGCATTTGACCAAGCTATCGTTGATGGCAGGTCTTTAGAACAAGCGTTACAAATGTTCGCTAAGGACTTTTACGCTGGTTATGCAATTACTAAATGGGTAAAGGAGAATCAATAATGACACAAGCAAGAATACAAAGATTCGCTAAAGGTAAGACTTATAACCTAAGCGAGATTTACGCTGCTAACGAAGCTAGTAAAGAATCATACTTAACTGCGTTAGTTGAATTTATTGGAAAGCTAGAAGATAATCACGTAGCTTATTTTGCTGGTATGGACTGGAGAGATTCTACAGAATCAAAACGTGGAGTTACTTTTGGCGATAAATGGGATAAAGTATGGGTTCTAAGAGATGGCAAAAAAGGTAGAATCGTATGTCATATAGATTCTAATACTGGAATTATTTACAAATCTAATGGATGGCAAGGCGCACCTTATCCAAAACCAAGAGCTGACATATACCAACCAGAGAGTTACGAATATGCAGACCCACATGGTAGTTGGCTTTACGCTGATTTTAATGCTAATGAAGCAAGAAGAAGAAATGGTTCTAGCGTAAAAGCAATTATTGACAAAGGTCAATACGAGTTGAAAAACTAATGATTATTTCGTGCTTAATAGGAATTGCGGCAATCACGCCGCAATTTTTATCTGATTATCAAGAGTGTAGATGGTATCAAGAAGCAGCAACACATACTGCTGAATATCATCACGCTTTTGAGTTGTATTTAAAAGAAGAAGATTATTTATGGGCTATTGCAACAACCTTCTGCGAATCTTCTGGAAAACAATATGCAGTATCTTCTGCTAACGCTAAAGGTATCTGGCAATACCTAGACAAAACAGAGAAGTGGTTAGAATCAAAACTCAAAGAAGATTTAAACCCATTTAATCCTTACGATGCCACATACATGACTTCGTGGCTTTTACGTAATGACACTAATCCTAAAAGACATTGGAACGAATCAAAACATTGTTGGAATAAAAACATACCCAAAAGTTCATATACTTTACACTATTAGGTCTAATATATAGCAGTAAGCACTACACGAACAGGATTCGTGTATTTAGACAACTAACAGGAGTAGTGATAATGTCAGAAAATGAGCAAGCTGAACAAGTGCAAGAAGATACCCAAGTAGATAGCGCAGCTGAAAACGTAGATGTCGAAGTTGCAGATTCATCTTCAGAAGTGGTAGTCGATGGCGACAATTCTTCAGATGATGAACTTGATAAGCGAATACAAAGGGCTAATAAAGAAGCTGCGAAATTTAGAGTAGAGAAGAAGGAAACTGAAGAGAAGTACGATTCTTTAATTCAGAACTTAGGCAAAGCTTTAGGATTCGTAGAAGAAGATAATGCTAACAACGCAGAAACTTTAGCAGAAGAAGTTACAAAACTTCAATCTGAAAACAGAAGTTTAAAGTTGATGCAAGCATTTAACAACGTTGTAAAGACTGAAGGCGCAGATGATGAGCTTACATGGTCTTACTTAATGGCTAAAGGTCAATTAGGCGAACTAGATGTAGAAGATACAGAACTTAGTTCTAAACTAGCTGAACTTGTAAAACAAGCTATTGAAAGTAAACCAGCTTTAAAAAATGCGGAAGCTTCAACTTCAGTTGCAAAGAGTGGTTCAGATATGAGTACAAGTTCTCAACCACTTGATACAGAATCAAGGATTAGACAACTTGAAGCTGATAAAAAAATGAAAGAAGCAAGGGCATTAAAAACCCAAAGACTTTTAGAGCTTACAAAAGAGCAATAAAAGTAAAGTATTAATTTAACAAGTTGATTAGAAGGAGATAACCAGAAATGGCAGGAATCACAGGACAAGGTACAACTTTTAACCTTCCAAATTACGTGGGAGATTTATTTGAGTTGACACCTTCCGACACACCATTTTTGTCGCTAATCGGTGGATTAAGTGGTGGCGAAAGCACTACTTCTCCGACCTTCCAATGGCAAGCTTATGATTTGAGAAGCGCAGGGCAAAACGTAGCACTTGAAGGCGCATCAGCACCAACTGCTGAAGCAAGAGTAAGAGCTAACTATTACAACATCTGCCAAATTCATCAAGAAGTTATTGAAGTTAGCTATTCCAAGCTAGCTGCTATTGGCGCATTTAGTGGCGAAAATATACAAGGGGATAACCCAGTAACAAACGAAATGGACTTCCAAGTAGAGCAAATGCTAAAGCAAATCGCAAGAGATGCAGAGTATTCTTTCTTACAAGGTACATTTCAAGACCCATCAGACAATACATCTGAAAGACAAACCAGAGGTATTCTCGCAGCAGCAGGCAACGTTAAATATAACGATGATGCTGGCGATGGTACAGGTACAGACCAAGCATTAACAGAAGATGCAGTCTTAGACCTTATGCAATTAATATGGGAAGATGGCGGAATCGCAGTTTCAGAAACCGCTACACTCATGGCTAACGCTAACGTAAAAAGACAATTAACAGATATTTTTGTTACTGACAAAAACTATCGTGAAGAGTCAAGAAACGTTGCAGGAGTAAACGTACAAACAATAGAAACTGATTTTGGTAAAGTAAACGTTCTTTTGAACAGACACATGCCAACTACTGAATTAGTAGTAGTTTCTGCTGAACTATGTTCTCCAGTATTCATGAACGTTCCAGATAAAGGATTCTTATTTGTTGAACCACTTGCAAAAGATGGCGCTTCAGAGAAGTTCCAAATCTATGGAGAAATTGGATTAAAATATGGTAATCCAAACGCACATGGAAAAATTACAGATATTGCTGCGGTCTAAGTAGTAATACACTTTAAGTTAAGACCATCCATTAAATTGGATGGTCTTTTCTTTTTATGGGTTATAATCACAACATGGATTTTATAGATGAAAAAGGCATACTCCATAAAGGGTTCAATGTTCAGCAAGCATTAAAATTTGGATGGAAACCAGTTGGAGAAGATGCCGACAAAGTTGAAATTAAAGAAAAAGTAGCGGTTAAAGCGGAAGAAGAATAATGAGCTGGTACATGCTAAATGGCGAAGCTATATTTTTTGAAAATGATGCTTTAATACCAAAGCACATGAGAAAAAAGATAGAAGCTATTGAAGCACCAGATGCAGCTGGTGGCGCATGGAAAACTAAAACTGGTAAGCGTAGAGCGCAACCTATGAAACTAAAAACTTTAGAGGAAGAGTAATATGGCAACTAATGTATATTTAAGACCAAGCTACTGCACAGTAGATGAATACGAAACAATTACTGGTGGTAACGCATCACGAGAAACAGTTACTTTAGCAAAGCTGCAAATTGCTTCAGATATTATTGATTATCACGTAAACGTAGCTTTTAAAGTTGATACTTCTGGTAATCCTACTAATGATGATGTTCACGATATTTTAAGAGATGCAACTGCATGGCAGATGGATTACATGGTCGAATTAGGCGTAGATGATTTTGATAAACTAGAACATAAAGGCAAAGTATCTTTAGGTTCTTTACAGATGGAAAAATATCCAGACCACTTAGCACCACGTGCAAAAAGAATATTAGTGAATCATGGATTCTTCGGATATAGAGCTGCGGTATTTTATAACTATGATGACAGTTTACCAAAAGCTATAACCGATGACCAAGTGTATGAATAATGGTACAGTATCACAACTTAATTTCTCCATTATTAACAATGAAGGTAACAAGATATTCAATGCAAGGTTCATCTGCTTATGGCGAAGTCTATGACACCGCTGAAGATGAATTTAAGTGCAGAATAGAACCATCTAAAAGAAGAATCCAGACTGATTCTGGAGATGAAAAAATAACAAGTGCTAGATTATTTTGTAAAGGCACACAAGACATAAATGTTGGCGACAAGATTGTATGGGATGAAGGAGATGAAGGCGCAATAACATATTATGTTTTAGGCGTAGATACAATTATGGGATTTCAACATATTTCACACAAAGAAGTTGATTTAGGAATTAATCAAAGATAATGGCAAAGTACTACAACGTTAAATGGTTCGGAGATGATGTTAAAAAGAAAGTAATGTCTGCACAAGAAAAAGCAATTACATTAGGATTAGAATTTGTAAAACAAGAATCAATTAAAGTTGTACCAAAAGATACTGGCTTACTAGAGAAATCTGCTGGAGTTAAATTAGTAAGAGATGAATTAGGTAAAAATACTGGATATGTTTATTACGATACTCCATACGCAATTAAACAACATGAAGAATTAGGTTATCGACATGCTGAAGGTCGTATAGCTAAGTAT